AAATTTCTGTTTCAGTTCCATTTTCATCTTCAACCGTTATTGAACCTTCTTCAACCCACGCTGTACCAAAACACAATTCGCAAGTGCCAGTCTGTTCTTCTTGGAAATCTGAATGGTATTCTGTCACTTTATATTTCATCTTCCAACTCTTTTATTCTCTTCTTCCATCCTTTCACTTTCTTTTTAAGCAAGTTACGTTCCTCAGACCTGCTAAAAGCAAGTGATTTGACACACGGCTCAGATAGTTCTACTATCCTTGCCTCCGTCTGCTCGACCGTACGTTTCAGTCCGTCGATTACTGTTTGTTTGCTATATTCCATGGCTTATCCTGCTTGTTTTTCTAGCCAGTTAAAGAGTAGGCCAAACTGTTCCGTCACTAGTAAATCATCATTGTATTGCTTACAAATTTCGCCAATCGTCGTTACTGCCCATAGCCAATAAGCGTCCGAACCAAATCCGACTTCTTGACTCTTCTGATTACTGCGCGCCATCCATTCTGGAATGACTCTGCTAAAGAAATCGATGTAGTCAATTCTCATAGCAATTCCTCAATCTTGATATAGATTCCTACTGTGTCTGCCCAGAATTTTTCGACAATCTCGCTGGCCACTTGAGCATCATCTTGCCAGTATCCAAGTTTCGTCATGCAATCCTTGAGCAACTTCTGCAGATTATCTGTATCTGGTTTTGTGGTCTTGTACTGGCCATCGTAGCTTTTTTTGATACGAGGAAAGCACCACTTGACTGTAAGCCGAATAGCTCCTTCAAATTTATCAGTAGGAACATACTGGGCAAGCAAGCTCTCAAATTTCGCTCTGGCATTTTTTAGATCCTCTGGTTCATAAAAAATCGGCTTACCAGATCTCACATTTACCTTTTTCTGCTGGTGGGTTGTTGTCGGGATTTTTTGCATAGGTAAAAAGAATTCAATAGACATTTTTATAAATGCACTCCTTTTCTTTTTTTAATTTCGCTTTTAGTCCATGTTCCTTGTATATGACAGGGTGCGTTTTAGGCAACCCTGTCTATACAGGTATGGACATGATGGACGACAGGACATTATCTATATATATAATATATAGTTGTCTGTCCAAGACACGACCACGTTTTTATGGTCTTGTCTGTCCTTTTTGAGACAAAGACACAACCATAAAATTATGGTGCTGTCTTATTCGGACACGACCACGTTTTTATGGTCTTGTCCTTTTTCTTTTATCGAATTTGAGTTCTTGTCGAACCAATATTTTTTAGATGAATTCAATCTGCGAGTAACTGTTTTTATAGACACTCCTAAATACTCAGCTACATCTTCTTTTGAGGGTGGTTCGCCGAAGTTCGCGTTTTCGATTGCTTCGTCAAACTCTATCAGTTTTTGCTTTTTGTCTTCCTTCGCGTTCTTTTTGCGAGTTTCTTTAGCTTTCATCCACCCCGGTTTATCATCGTCCAATTGGATATCCGCCAGCACACCCGTTTCATCCAGCGCGTGTACTGGATAGCTGAACCACATGTTGACTGGCTTGAACTTGGCAAACTCTCGGAGCGTGCCCTCGACACGCCATGCGGTCGCTATCTGGATCTTGTTACGGACTTCTTCGAGTTTGTCTGTGTACGGCGCCCGAGCCATGACATCAGGAATACCTTTCTCGAAGTGCGTCCGCATTTGCGCAGGGCTCAAGAGGTCATCTAGGCCTACATTCTGCTGATAGTAGGCATTGTTTCGCTCTTGCAAAGCCTGTTTGTATACTTCGCACGCTGTCTGATTCAGTCTCTGAGTAAGTAATTCCTCTGACACTTCCAGCTCAACTAGGTCAATAAGCGCATCAGGATCTCGAGCGAATACACCCGAACCGCTAGCGCGGTCCATGGACTTCTTGCCGCCTTGCGAACCTTTAGAATGATGATGGCAGTAGATAACACTAGAACCTAACTCTGTAGCTACCTTGTCGAATTGGTTCGTAAAGTGAGCCATCTGGTCTGCGCTATTCTCGTCACCAGTAAGCACCTTGTAAATCGGGTCAATGATGACTGCGATGTAATTCTTCTTCAAAGCTCGACGAATAAGTTTAGGAGCTAGCTTGTCCATCGGTACAGTCTTCCCACGAAGATTCCAGATATCGATATTCTGGATGCTTTTAGGTGGTAATTCCATAGCTTGATAAACGTCACGGAAGCGATGTAAAGCGGATGGTCTATCTAGCTCCAGGTTGACGTATAATACACGCCCTTGAGTACAATCCCAACCCAACCACTTTTTGCCTTCAGCGATTGCAATTGACATTTCAATCAAAGCGAATGACTTACCAGCTTTTGATGGTCCAGCAATCAACATCTTATGACCTTGACGAAGGACACCTTTTATCAACTCGGGAGCTAACTCTGGCAAGTTATCCCAACTGTCGGCCAATCCTTCAGGATCAGGTAAATCATCGTTCAAATCTTCAATATATTGATACCATTCATCCCAATCGATCTTACCAATATTCGTATCTACCAAGAATTGCTTCTGGCCATTTCGGATAAATCCCGGCATGCGTGATAGTCTACTTGGATTTCGATTTTGTGTATCGACGATAATGCCGTTCTTTTGACAAATCTTATAAAGATAATCAACCCTATTACGGTATTCTTCGTAATTCTTGGCATCTACTTTGACGATTGCATGTAAGGACTTGTTTCCACTGTGCACTAAAGCAACAATAGGTAGTTCAAGTTCTTTGTAGATAGCGTTTTGCTTATCGATTGGCATGCTGTCGGATTCGACCAGGGCATATCTGAAATCTGTCACGTTTTCATTTTTTGCACCTTTCCCATCCATTGGATTGAATCGAACCCACGCACCAGCTTCTTCGTGATAATCACCTAGCACTGCACCGATATCGCCATTACATCTACTAAGTTCTTCAATCAATTGCCCAGCAGTCCGGTCATAAGCTCCCTTAGTTGGCATCCATTTGACAATCTCGCCTGTTTCATCGTCAGTCTTTGGATAGCATTCAGTAACGTACCCAACATTTTCGCTAGCTTCAAAGAGCGTTTCAAGGTATTTGATAATTTCCTGAACCGGGTTCCAAATAGTTGGCTCATGGATTTCCTTACCTTCAATCCAGTCTTTATTAATGACACGATAATCGCGGTCTATTATATCGGTCCAGCCGAACTCATGCGCGTTCTCGCTATCGTAGCTAGATTGCGACACCCAGCCATTTTCTTTAGCAAGTTGGGTAATCGTCGCACCCGTCACGATAGTTCCTGCTTGTTCGTTGAAAGTATCCCATTTCTTGAAACATTCAAATTTCTTGTATCGGCTATCATTTTGTGACCAGTTATCCCAGTCGGATGCTGTATATCCTTCATGTTTAAGAGCCATACCGACATTGACCCACGTCTGATAATCTACCGTGGCAGGATTGATGTAATCCAGCAACGGCAACAAATTAAAATCATTCTCTGCCACTATCTCCTCCTTTTTAACTTAGTACATATTCAGCTGGTCGCACGCTTGTTGGAACTCTCCAACCATTAGCCGCTATGCGATTAATCATATTTTTAGCTTCTTCGAACGGCCACATTCCCACACCTTTGAAACCGTATCTTTCAAGTAATCTGATTTGCTTCGGAGTTGTTAAACCTTCCGCTTGTCGCTTGTGCAATCTATCTAAATATAAAGCAGCCTTTCCAGCATTCGCGATTTCGTCAGGAAGTATACCGTATTTTTCAAGCGCTTTGATTTGCTTGTCGCTAGCTGGTGCCATCTCCCATCCGAAGTTAGGCACGTAATTCGACAAGTCTTCAGCATGGATAGACATTTCAAATTGCAACGGATCAACTAGCTTACGTTTACGCTTACGCATTTCTTCTAATTGTTTGGCCAAGGCTTCTTCGCGTTGAGCAACTACGTCTTCTGCTGCCTTCACTTCCATATCTTCGAGGTCAAGCGTTACACCAGTTTGCTCTTCCATGTTCTCAACCATTTTCTGAGCGACTTCTGGAGTCTCACATATTAAATGAGCTGGACGACATAGCTCGTGTCGTTCAGTATGCCAGAGAAAATCCAGTAAGAGTAATTCTTCCTTTCCTGGATGCAGACGAGTACCACGCCCCACCATCTGGCTATACAAAGCACGCACTTTAGTAGGTCTTAGCACTACCACGCAATCCACTGAAGGGCAATCCCACCCTTCGGTTAATAACATCGAATTACAAAGCACGTTGTAACGGTCTTTCTCAAAGTCTTCTAAGATTTCTGCACGATCCTTGGACTCTCCATTGACTTCAGCAGCACGAAAGCCTTTTGCGTTTAGGATATCGCGAAACTTCTGCGAGGTCTTCACCAATGGCAAGAATACAACTGTCTTACGATCTGCACATTGCTTGACCATTTCGTCCGCTATCTGTTCCAGATATGGATCTAGTGCCGTCCCGACATCGCTAGCCTTGAAATCACCTGCTGACATGCTGACATTTGATAAATCCAAACTTAGCGGAATTGTCAGAGCTTTAATTTTAGATAAGTAGCCTTCTTTGATAGCTTGTACCAACGAATATTCATAAGCGAGGCTATCGAAGTAAGAACCAAGGTTTTTCATATCTCCACGGTCTGGTGTGGCAGTAACCCCTAATACATTCGACTTATCAAAATAACCAAGCACACGCTGGTAACCATCTGATATAGCATGGTGTGCTTCGTCAACTACAATCGTATCAAACCAGTCGGGCGGAAACTGTCTCAATCGTTTCTCTCTTTGCATAGTCTGAACAGAGCCAACGACGACCCGATACCAAGAACCGATAGAAGTATTTTCTGCTTTCTCTAGAGCCGTACCAAGTCCTGTTGCAGTCTTGAGCTTATCGCTAGCTTGCTCCAATAACTCTGACCTATGAGCAAGGACAAGTACACGCTTGCCCTCTCTCACTTGATCTTCGATAATTTTGGAAAAAACAATAGTTTTTCCACATCCTGTTGGCAGTACTAAGAGCGTGCGCTTGCGACCTTTAGCCCATTCAGCTTGAACAGCTTCCCGTGCTTCCTGTTGATAAGGTCTTAATTGCATCCCTTACCTCCTAGAAGTGCCCAGCTTGGTATCCAGCTTGTCCTTGTGGTTGTTGCGCAAAATTCGGCTGCTGTGGTTGTTGATAGCTTGTTTGTGCAGCTTGCCCTGGTTTTTGATTCAATACTTTTGTGTAATCAACATCTTCAGGATAGAGCATGGACTTAACTTCGTTATAATTATTTTCCTTGTATTGTCGAGTTCCGACTTTACATACACCAGTTGCGCCGATGATTGTATTCCAATTCATGCGAAGTGGTTCGCCCTTTTTCTTTTGGCCAATTGCAGCAAAGAAAGCAGATAGCATTCCTTCGGTTGAGCTGTGTAAGAATAAGTTGTGGCGCAGTTCAGTTTCACCTTCGTTAGCTACAATCTTAATGCTGACGATAGCCTTGTTACACGCTGGCAATTTTCCGGGATTTTGTGGATTTGGCGTGTGGCGTGTGCGTTCCATGCCGACTACTGTAAAGTGGTATAAACCGTCAGGTAATAGGACGTATTCCGAGTCTTTTTCAATCGTATCTTCCCATCCGAATTCGCGTTCAAAGTTGTTGTATTGTTGTGTCATGTTGTTTTTCTCCTTATGCTAAAATTGTAATTTTATCGTTGTTTGCAAGTTCTGTTTTTAAATAATCTGAGATGTTTTTAACAGCATCTAATTTCCATTTGCCGCCGTCCGCTTCAAAGAGAGCTAGATTTGCTGATTTGTTAACTCTGAACACAAACTGACTTGCTGGTTGTTCTACTTCGTTGAAGGTACGATATGGTCGTAAGGTTACTGGATTTGGAGTCTTAGCCTGTGCTAGACTTGCTACACCATCACGAACAGTCACCGTTTGTGTAACGCCGTTATCCTGAGCCTCTGCCCCTTTTTCGATTTTTAAGTGACTAGCAAAATCTAAAACTAGATTGCGATCTGCATCATTGATAAACATAGATTGCAACATAATATTAAACTCTTCCTGATTACACCAATTACTAAAGGGAATAATTGGAACAGATGCCTTTACAGATACAAGTTGAGGACGTTTGCCATATTCAACATCCACTTGATCATACACGGAAACTCTTTGATAGCTTTCTGCCACCACTACAAGTCTACGACCACCGATAAAGTCGTTATCTGACTTGAGATAATCAACTAAACTTTTGAGTGTCTGAAGTTCAAGAGTCGGCGCATATTTGCGAGGTCTAAGCTCTCTGAAGTCATGCTTATTGATGTCAAAATATTCCTTTCCGTTTGATGAAGAAATAATTTTATTTTCTTTTTCTGCTAATTCAACTGCATAAGATAATGCTTCTTTAAGATTTTCTGTCATGGTTAGTTACCTGCTTTCTTTTTGTTGTAATCAATAATATTTGTATTTTGTTGTTCGACTTTTTCGATAAGTTCCCCAGTATCGGTCCGCATATCACCATTGTCATCAAAGTAAGTTTGACCAGGGATACCACTTTTAAGTTCATTAGCGTGGATTTTACCAGCATCATCACGACCGACAATGACAGTTGTTGCGACACCTTTCTGCGGTGCCAAAGTAGATTTTACTTCCATACCTGTCTTAACGACAGTACGTTCATCATCTGTTGACATCGTTAGTGTGATAGTAACCTTACGAGTTGCCTTAGCTTCCGTATTTGGATCCAGGATGTTATCAAGAACTTTTTCTAACTCTTTATCAACCTTCTCTTGCAAGGCTGTATTGGCGATTTTTGATAAATCGATTTTTATAGTTTTGTCTTTCATAGATACCTCTTGTTATATCTTGCAATAATTTCTAATTCCCAGAATCTACATCGTGAAGGGTAATTCTGGTTCTTTTCTAACTTGGTTTTCAATGACTTCCACAGTTGCTTGCCAATGAGCGACAATCATATCCCAGTAGTCAGTTGGGAAGCTTTCAATAGGAGTCCCTAGCGGAAAATGCCCGCGAATGTAAGCGACTTTTTGGAGTTCTTCTTCCGTCACGTTTCCTTGCGCCATGAGGTCTGTCAAACTTTTTGGCAAGTTCGTATGATATTGCTCAGGTGGTGTCTGTGGCGTGCTAGGAGCTTCATTTTGAGGTTTTTCAGCTACCTGCGACATATCGAGAGGCAATTCTTCTTGAACTTGCTCAGGGGTTTGTTGTACAGTCTGCTGAGGTGCTGGAGCTACTGGAGTTTTTTGTGGAATAGGTTGCGTTTGCTGACTCGCAAAGATATGAGCGATTCCAGCGTAATGAAATGGCATTTCGTCAGGTAATCCATGTCGGTTCTTGGCATCCCACGCTGGGCGATGATTGGTATACATCACACGCTCACCGCCTTGAGCCTTCTTCTTGCCATTATCAGTCGTCATGACCAAGGTCTTGTAATTGGCAAATAGAACCATGTCTGCCCATTCTTTTACAAGTGGCGCTGTCTGAGAACTCGTCTTCTTACCAAGCTTGAGTTCATATCTGTCATAAGACCCCATTTCGTCCGGTTGTTCAAATTTCTTAATCTGAGCGTGCGCAGTCAATACTACGTTGATGCCCATATCAACCAAGTCAGACAGACTATTTAAGAAACGCCCCATTTCTTCCTGAACAAAGGTGTACCCCTTGCCCCAGCCAAAATCCTCAATCCCTTGCTTGCCATGTTGCGAACAGATGTAATTAACTGCCATGGATTCTGCCCAGTCGATCGTGTCGATAACGAGGGTCCCACACTCAGCCGGATTTGCCTTAATAAAAGCAATCTCATTAATCAGCATGGTCCAGCTGGTGGGCTTGTCTAATCGTGCCACATCCATGTTATCGGTCGAGCCTTCTGTATCGATGAAGACAGCATTTGGAAATTCAGCAGCAAACGTTGACTTGCCTATTCCTTCAGGACCGTAGATAACTACCTTTTGAGCTCGCGCCCGTTTTCCTCTTGTGATTTGCATGTGTTAAAATCCTCCTTGCCATGTTTTAGGTGCCTGTGTCACCTCTAGCTTCACGCTATACCCATCTTCAATCAGGATGCTACATTCATCTCCTGTTGATACACGAGTCGCAATTGCCTGTAAGCCTTCTTGTTCGAGCCATGAACCAAATTCTTGTAGAGACAGCTGATCCATTTGCTCCAGCTTGTCAATGAGTACGAAACCACACTCTGGCTTGAGTTTGCGCACGATTGCAGTCGCCACTTGTAGCTGTTGACTACCAGACATGTTATCCCATCGCTGACCAATATAGAGCAGTTCGCCATCATCCACGGATAAGCCCGGCAGCGGTAAGTCTGCGTTCGTGAGCAAGTTTGTCTTCTGCTTACGGATGTCATCAATCACATTATCAAGTTCCTTGTATTGCTCGCGATAACCCTTAGCATCTTCTTCTGCCTTATCCTTGTCCAAATTAGCACGTACTTTACGATTGATTTCGTCAATCTCTGCGATGTTCTGTTCGATTTCTTCAGTTGATTCATCGAGAAGGTCCATAGCATCGGTATTCGCGATAGCCAAGTCTTGAGCTAACTGACTTTCTTTTTCTTTGGCATCGGCCAGCAATTGCTTCAATCGTTCAACCTCTGCAGTTGCTGAAGCGTGTTGTGCTTGGATAGATACCAAGTTCTGACGCTTGCGGGCGTTCTCACCATTCTTAGCAAGTATGGCTTGCTGTTGTTGGATAAGTTCAGAGATAGAGACTAGCTCTTTCGGTGCATCTGGATAGTATGGCTGTTCTTTAGCGAACTTCTCCTTTTGGTCAGCAATCACACCGATTGCGTGGCGCTCATCATATTTGGCTTTCTCCTGCATTTCCAGTTCAGCCAATTGCGGACCAACTCCGATGATTTGCAGCAAGGTCTTCGCTTTCTCTTTGCTGGTCTGCTCCATGAATTTTGGCAAGTTGATAGCTAGCTCTTCCACGAAGCTATCAAGCAAGTTTTGGCCAGCCTTGTTACCACTAGGGTCAATGACCTTGAGAGTGCTGTTCTTTCCACTACGCTCCACAATCAAGCCATTTGATAGTGTGATTTTTAGGCTAGGCGGAATTGTACTGCCTTCTCTCTGAGCTTGGCTCGGTTTATACTTATTACCACCCAGCGCCCAAGCAATTGCGTCCAGCACGCTTGTCTTACCTTGGTTGTTATTTCCACCCACGATTGTTAAGCCAGTTGCTGACGGCTCTAATTTGACCGCCTTCACGCGCTTGACGTTTTCGATTTCTAGTTTATTGATTGTTACCATCTTCTACTCCTTAACTAACCCTACAGGCGGTTCTACATCATACGTAAATTGCTTATCTGAACTTCTCAGGTTCATGCGTGCAATATTACTTGTTATTCGCTGGCGCTCTTTTTGCTTCATTTCAGCGTGGTCATCCAATGTATTTACTAGCGACCACAGAGCAATTCCTACGATTGTTACCAGGTAAATGTACTCCATCATCTCGCTTTCTCCTTTTCTTCATAAATCGCCACAATATTTTCAAGATCAGCAATACGTTGATTCGCTTGTTGGTATTTTTCTTGAAGGTCAATCAATGCTCTGTTTAAATCCAAAGCTACGATTCTCCAGTCAGTATTTATTTCTTTTTCCAACCAGTTTTTTATTTTTGTTAAAAAGTTCATCCGACTGACCTCATTTTCTTGCTTTTTACCATTTCTTTCTTCCAAGTTCGAGTTCCACGATATTGCAGATATTCGTCAAAGCCTTTGATTGTGACGAGCTGACCATCATTCCTAAGATGTTTCTGTTGGCTAGGTAGCTTTTTCATCTCTCGTCTCATGTCTCCCGCTTGTCGCTTTGAGCATCCAAAGATGTGTTCCAATTCTTCATCATTGGCTGAAACTTTTTCAATGATCACATCTTTAATTCTTACAATTTCAACTGCTTCCATTTTTGCTCCTTTCGTGATATAATTCAGTTAGTTATTTTGATTAGCGCCTGACTTCTGTTAGGTGCTTTTTGCGTTACCGAATTTTAAAATCTTCAATAACCCGAGCAATGAACTGATTTGCTTGTGGATTTTTCAGCTTACCATTCAGGATATTAGTTACATCTTGACGAGCCATGCTATACTGTACTGCTAGCGTTGCCATCGTCAAATTATGCTCTTTCAGATAATCTCTGATTTTTTGACGTCCACCATCCATATTTGGCATATTTCTCTCCTTTCTTTTCTTTATCTTTCCTCGCTTTCTGCTATAATAAAACTAGAAAGGAGGATTATATGCATAGAATAAAAGTTACTTTTTCAGATGGCACCGAAGCTGTTTTTCACGAAGAACAAACTTTTCAAACTTGGAAAACTTCAAACAACTCAGTTTCATTAGGTGAACTTAGTGGACTTTGGTATCATCATCACGATGGTTTGATTCCAAGCTTTTTAGAAATAGTAGCAAACGCTTCATTTTTCTTCGATGTTGAAAAACCATCAACCATCTACGCTTCTGCTTCAATTGTCAAAATCGAAGCGATATAATTTTTACACATGGCTATTCAAGGCACGCTTCGTGATTTCGTCTTGGATAGCCTTTGTCATTGCTAAGCCATGTTCTGAAAAACTAGTGTTTTTAGAAACTAGCAAAATTGCTTGCGAATATGTCTCAGATTGTTGAATAGCTTCATCAGCGACCTTCTCAACAAAACTTTGAATATCGTTTTTTAGATTCTTTAAAGATATTGGAGACGCTTCTTTTTTCGACATTCATCTTCCTCCTTTCTTCAAAAAGTAAGAAAATGAGTTAGAAATTTTATAAAATACTTGACATATCTCACCCAAAAGGTTAAAATGAAAGCATAATTAAAAACCTTGATAAAACCTTATATCTATCAATTTTCTTGCTCGCCAAAGCTATTTTATTTTTAGATAAGTTTTAACTTCGTTTTTTACTAACTCATTCACTTACAAAAATTATTTTACACCCAATTGGGTGATATGTCAACACTTTTCACCTAAAAAGTTGAAATATTTTTTGTTATGTTCCAGAAAGGTTGATTTAACAATGTTTCCGACATACAAAAAAATCAAAGAACTTGCTGATAATCGTGGAATTTCTCTTATGAAGTTAGAAGAAGATTTGGGTTACAGTAGAAATACACTGTATAAGTTGAAATCACAAAAACCCAACGCTGAAAGAATTTCAGAAATCGCCGACTACTTCAACGTGTCCACAGATTATCTTCTAGGTCGTACAGATAATCCAGCAATAGTAAGCGATGATACAATTGCAGGGTATACATCAGATGACCTCCGAAAAATGGCAGAGAATGCCAAGACCTTCGATGGTAAGCCACTTACAGAGGAAGACATCGATGCCATCCAGAACATCATTGAGATTTATTTGAGAGGTAGATAGCCTATGACTATTGAAGAGCTTGTAGACTCCCACGGTGTCAATCTTGCTTACTTTGATAATGAACTTTGGCAAAGACCTGGAGTTTACATCAAAGAAATCAGTATTATCTTTATAAACCGTGAACTGTCCGAAGACGCAAAAAAACGAGTCATATACCACGAATTAGGACATCTGGAACATTCTAGTACACTATATAAAAACAACCACACTAGATGCGAGAATGAAGCCAATAGGCACATGATCCACAAGTTGTTAGAAGAAGAACTTGCGCTATCGGATGATCTCAAATCATTTAACTATCTTCATTTCATGCAAAAACATGAACTTAGAACAGTCACAGACGAATTGATGGTCATTGATGAATATTATGAATTGATAGGATAAAATTATGGATTTCAAAAAATTAAAAGAATTAGCAAAAACTGCAGTTGATAAAACTGCAGAAGGATTAGACAAAGCTAACGAAATGAGAAAAAAAGCATCGTTAGAAACAAAAATCACATTACCAGCATCAAATCAGTTCACTAGTTCTACTACTATCAGAAAAACAGTTGATGGCCAATACTACATCGGTCTATACTCAGAAGAACCTGTACTCTATGAATTTGAAAACTTTAGTTTTTCTGGTTCTACAGTTATTGAGCGCACAACCACTACAGGAAAAAACAAACAAAAAGGTCGAGTTGGTAGTACTCTATTAGGAGGAGTTATTGCGGGACCTATTGGGGCTATTGCGGGTGGAGCTAGGGCAAAAAACGGCACTATCAATTCTACATCAGTTACTACCCAAGAAGAAAAACCAGGATCAGCATCGGTATTACTAAGAAATATTACAACTGGTGAAATCAAAACCATTTCAACTAAATTAACACAAGCGCAAGCAAATAATGTTGAAAGATTTTTCAAATAAAACAAAAAATCCCCACACTCGCAAAGTTTGGCGACTCTGAGTGTGAGGAACTTCAGTATAAGAAACAACCATTCAAAAGGTCGTTTTCTTATACCCATTTTAACAAAAAAGTGAGGTAAAC